AATCGACAACGCCCCCAGCGCGAACGGGATCACCCAATCCGGCACCTTCGGGATCCGCTTCAGCGCCGCACCAATGATATAGAGCGCCGGAATTACCACATAACAACTATCGATCAGATACTTCGTAACCCATTCCACAATTCATTCCTCCTTTATTCTTCTACGCCGCTTTTGGCCACAAGGTGCCGTTCAAAACGTTTGAAATCCCGCATTGCCTCCTGGTATTGCCGGATGCCTTCCTCCACCTCGCCGTTGGGCGTGCCGCGCTTGATTGCCATCGCCAGCGCATACGCCAGCTTTGCCGTTGCCACCAGCAGCACAACCTGTACATTTTCTGCTTCGATGCGCCTTTGTTCCCGATCCCGGGCCCTTTCATCCCGCCGATGCTGCTGGCGGGTAAAGCAGGCCATAATTAGGCTAACGCATAGGGATGGTAATAGCGCAATGATTAGCGTCTGGATATCCACTACATCACCCCTTCCATGCGCCGCCTAGGGCGGTAATCGTATCCCGGCCAACAATGCCGTCAACGGTCAGCCCACCCTTAGCATTTTGGTAGCGGCGCACGGCGCGTTCTGTGTTCGGCCCAAAGATACCGTCCACCTCAATCTTCGCTCCTGTAGCCCGTAACAGCTCCTGTACGCCTCGCACATCGCTTCCCCGCATGTTGGGGTTAGTTAGCTTCAGCAGCCGGGTATAGGCCGGGGCCTTGTTTGTGCCACTAGCGCTTCCGGAAGCCTTCGCCATGCCGTCCTGCACCAACTCCTTCAGTGGGAAGTAGTCCCCAGGGCAGGCCGTCGCCGTCGCGGGCATCTCCTTATGCCCCTTAATCCACTTAATGCCAGGGTACTTGATGCGTAAATCCCGCATCAGCCGCACACAGGCGTCATACTGCGCCTTGGGCATTTCCTTACGGGTGAGGCCGCTTCCGGGATGGTAGTACCCTTCTAACCCAATCCCGACGGTTTGGCTGTTGTTGTTTGCGCCCTTATTCCATTCGCTCGTGCTTCGCTTCACCTTGCGCCCGGCATGCGCGCCCACATATTCCAGCCCCCGGCCCTCCCATACCGTACCGTCCAGTCGAACATAGAAATTGTACCCAATCCCGAGCCAGCCCTGGGAAATGCTGTAGCGATGCTCGTCCTCCACACTGCCCTCTCCGGCAAGGTGGTGCAGCACAATGCCCACCGTTTTCTTCCGCTTTGTGCGGGCACCCTCAAATCGTAGTCCCGCATCCCTTACATACTCGAACATGACCCATTCCTCCTTTAAATATGAGGAAGGGGCGGATAACCGCCCCTTCATTTCAGGGTATAGAAATCTTTTGAGGGATATTGTAGCCGGAACAATTCCTCCTTCTGTTTCTTGGTTAGCTTGGTCTGGCGCATCAAGTATTGCTGAATCTTCTTTGCCCGGCTATTCTCTATCGTATTTCCGTACTTATCTTGATCCGCCTTGGTATCGTTGCAGAAGGCCAGGTACTCGGCTGCCGTTTCCGCCGGAACCCCATACTCTTTTACTGCCTTGCGTTGCTTTTCACTCCATCCACGTTCCTCGTATGGCGTGTACAAATCACCCTTTCGTGCGGTATTGCTATCCCCCTTAACCGCATCATATACCCGTTTCTTCTCGTCATCGGTCAAATCTTCGTTGTTCAAAATGTACTGCCGTACCTTTTCAGCGCGGCTATTCTCGATGGTTTTACCGTTCTCATCCTTATCACCCTCAATCTGATCGATTTCCCGGATCAATTCCTCGGCCTTTTTGCGCTGCATCCCGCCGGATACCAAGAACTCATAGGCCGTGGTGCTATCAGCGCTCAACGGCTTCCGGCCCTCGGTATAGTATTGCTGGGCATTGCGTTGCGCCGACGGGCCGCCGATAATCGCCCGCATCCAGGTATCCCAGCCCTTATCCAGCGAATACTGCAACTGCCGTTCGCCGTCGTCGTTGGTGAAATACTGGCCTCCTTCCAGCACATCCTGGCCGCCGCGAAGCATTTTGCGCACTTGACTGCCCCCGGTTGGCATTATCAAATTCAGCAAGCTCCCATCCTTGACATACCGCTCCAGGGAACTTAAATCTGTAATGCTTTCCGGTAATGCCGACGAGATGGGCACGCGCCCACCGCCGAGCAGTGATCCAATGAACGGCAAATCCTCGGCCAATGTGCGTCCGCTCTGGGCAAAAGCTTCCCAGCCCTCGTATTTCTTAGCCTTGCTCGACTGATTATCCTTGCCGTTCACGATCAGGTCAACCATGTTAGGAAGCTTCTTCCCGGTAAAGTGTCCGTGTATCTCGTTTGCATACCCGATGACGTCCGGGGCGGGCCTACGCCCAAACAGGTATTCATACAGCTCGTTAAACAACCAATTCCCCAATACCAGCTTGCTAATAACATTCAACGCATGGGCAACGCCATTGCCGCGCAGGTTCTTGGGCAAATCCTTGCGCAGATAATCCAGCTGGTTCTTTACTTCTGTCTGGAACATGGTGAATGGTTTCAAAAGCGGATTCCCGCTTGCAAGCGCCGTGGGCAACGCCCCCTTGGAGCGATCCGCGAACACGGCGGCAGCATACTCGTCCGCCCGGCGCATGGCTTGGTCATGGGTTAGCCCTTGTTCGATCCCTTCGTAATACTTAGCCCGCACAATGGTTTCCGCTGTGATATGGTCGGTCAGGCTCATGAGCGCCATGCTGGCATTGTCTAATTTATCCCAACCGCTAGACGAGATATCTTTCACATCAAAACGGTTTGTCAGGAAGGTGGATTGATCCACGAACCCGTCATGCCGCCACGAATTGGCAGTCATATCCTTTAACCCCCGCAACACATGCTTGGTTGGAATATCAGCCGCGCCCAGGCTTAGGGAGGCGAAGTTTGTGAAGGCGGAAGCAACGTTTGCGCCAACCATATTCTTTGCCACCCGGCTATTGAAGGAATTGATTGCCGAATAGGCGACGCGCCCAAAGGAGTGTTCCAGCCAACGATCCTCGCCAGGCTTCTTCCCGGCGAAAATATTCGTGTAGTCCCGAAGCCAGGTTACAAAGTGGGAAAGCTGCACTCCTTCCTTGCTTTCTTCCATCAGCGCAGAAATTTGCGCGTCGATGGTTTCCGGATCTAAATCCGGGTTGTTGCGAATCGCCTCTAGCTGTTGCCGCAGCCCCTCGTTCGCGCTCTTTTCACGGATCATTGTTTCCAGCGCCCGCAAGCGTTGGATATCCTCCGTGTGGAAAATCACATCCGCCGCGCCGCCTTGCATGTACCTCTGCAAGCCTTCCAACGCGTCGAATGTCGTCTTGTCGGTCAGGCGGTGCATTGCATTCGCAAACCACTTTCGGCCAGGCTTGTATGTTTCGGTCAATCCGGCAATATCCGTCGGCAGGTTACCGGTATCAATCCGAAAGCCGAGCGCGGCGCACATTTTCGTCAAAGGGTCATTCGCGTCGTTAAAGTGTGGGAAATAGTTCTCAATGTACCCCAGCGGCTCATACCCATTGCTTACATAGGCATCGGAAACCTTCTGATACCAATCCGCATAAATTCTCCGGAATACCGGTACCGCCTGCTGTGCCTTGGCGATTTCCGCATCGGTAAATTTGTGGCGGTTGTTATGCAAAAGTTCATCCAGCCGCCCCTCGCCTATCGCCTGTACAAGCGCGGATTCGTGCTTGGTTAGCTTTAGCGCCCGTACTTGGTTAGAAACCTGCTTGATATACCGGTTCTTAGCCGCTTCGTTCTGCCGTTGCGGCCAAAGGATTTCGTCGATAATCGCTTGACCGTCCTTTTCTCCGGCAACACGGCGCATGTTCCGCTCTGGTGTACTCGTTGCCAATGACCCCCCGGACTTGGTATCCTTCCACTTCGATACGTTCTGCGTCAACTTATCCGCAAGCGCCCAATAGCGGCAACGCGTTGATCTTTTGTAGGCTACAACTTCTGCCGCCGCGTTTCGGCTAGCCGTTTCCGCTTCCACCCAGCGGGTGATCGCTTCCGCGTTCTGTCCGGGGCGCAATTGGTCAAGCTGCATGCCGCCTGCGATAATAGCCTCGGCGCTCTTCTTGTCTTCGGCGGTCAAGGGGTTATCCCTCCGCACTTCTGCCGCCGCGCGTTGGGCCTGGTCGCGCCGTCTGTACAGCTCCGTTGCCTCTGCTACATCCAGCGGCTTGGCTTGGGCCTGTTCCTGGGCATCCGCTTGTGCAGCGTATTCCTCCGCCCGCACACGTCCCAGGTAATCCATCCGCTGCAAATACCCGTCTAGCGCCTGGTCAAATTCATTCCGCAGCGCCTCCCGCAGGCCCGGCTCGTCGGAGCCGTAGGCTTCCGCCAGGGTTATTTCTCGGGGCTTTAACGCCTCCAGCACATCGGACATGTGTTGTAGCTGTTCCGATTGGACAACAATCTCGGAGGGGAAATACGCCTCCCCATACGTTTCATTCAGGGCCTGATAGGCAATATCAACAGGTATTTTCCCGTCCTTTGATAACTTTAAGCCTTTCCCGGCCAGCTTATATTGTTCGTCGCTAGAGAACTCCGCGCGTAAGCCATCCGTTGCCTTGAGCTGCATATCCCTCATTTCTCGCAGCATGTTCTTTTCCGGCCCGGTAGGTTCCTTCTTCACCCGGGCCTGCTCATATAACAGGTCAAACGCCTGGTTCCGCAGGTTGGCGTCTACATCGCCGTTCAGCGCATACTCCCGTAGCGAGCGGATAATCCGGGCCGCTTCCTTCCCGTTGCTGTCCGGGATGCCCAGAATACGGGAAACATCCTCCTTCAATGCCGCGTCGGCCTTGTTCTGCAAGCGCTTGTTGTTGCTCGTGGATGGTACCGTATCATAGCTTTGTTGCGTCCCGGTAAAGGCATTCTCCCAGTATCCCAGCCTATTCCCGCCCTGTTCCCCGTCCGTTTCGGGCTGCAAAAGGGTTCGGCCAGGCGTCGCAGCCTCGGCAGCTGTCGCTGCATTGGTGGGCGTGGTTTCGTTCTGTATAGGCGTTTCGTTCTGTATAGGCTGTTGCGCCTGCGCTACGGATTCGTTCTGCATGGGCATATCTGCCCGTACAGCGCTAGTTTGATCCCCAAAGGCGAGCTCGCTATCCGGAATCGCAGCACCAGGGATCGTATCCGCCCGGTTCCGAGGCATACCAGCGGTGCCCGTATCGCCCTTAATGCCCTGCATCATGTCCAGGTTTCGGGCGGCTTGCGCGCCGCTTGCGCCCTGCCGCAGATATCCGGGCACCTTGATTGCGGTATCCATGATCCCGCCGGACAACATGCCGCCAGCGGTAGCAAGGCCTACCTGCTTCGCCAATTCTGCAATCACGCGGCTATTGGCTTCCGCTTCGGTAAGCCCAGCCTCCATATATTGCTGTTTAAGCTGCTCGGCATTGGATAGGTCGCCCATAAATAGGCTGTCCGCAACCACGTTCACAAGCTCGGTTGCGCCTTCTTCCACACCCTCAGACGCCATCGCTTTCCATATCATTTGACGAAAGGCTTGTTGCCCAGCGCCCTTGCCGTTCAGGATACGGTCAATACCAAGCTTCTCCATAGCTACCTCGGCAAGGCCGGAGATAGCGCCCAGCGCCAGCGCCTGGTCTTGGCTTCCGCCACGCGCTAGCACGTCCTGCGCGGTATCGCCCATGGCGGAACTGCCCATCATCGCCAGGGAAACCGATTTCGGTAATGCCAGTTGCGGCAGAAACTGCCCGATAGAAAGCGCAGTATCGGTCAAAAATTTGCCCGTTTCGTTCATGTCCTGGGTTAAGCCTGCCCGGGTAGCTTCATCCAACCGGGAACCGATGAACCAGGGGCTGTTTGGGTCTAGTGATTCATCTTGTCCCGTAAAGGCATTGCTTGCAGATTGCAGTGCAGTTGCGACAGCGCCAACAGGCTTCACGAAAGGCGAAATCAGGTTCGCGGCAGTGCCAATCATCTTATTCTGGTTGGCGGTTTCCTGCATCAGTTGGTTCCACGCTTCCATGTGCCGGGCGTTTAGGTCACGATCCAACGCCGACAAAAAGGCGTTCGCTTCCTGCTCGCCTTGCTTGGCATACAGGTAATTATAAATTGACCGTTCTTCATCGGTCAGGAAAGCATATTTGTTGCTGGAATAGGGCGCATCCGATACGCCGGTAGCCTTTTCCAGTCCTTCCCGGAACGTCTTGCCCCGCTCCGCATCCTCAGCGGTGAATTGATCCCGGAAATTCACGCGCTCCCAGGTGCTAAGCAGGAGGGGGCTGTGCTCATTCGCCGTGCGGCCCTTCTCCGCCCACTGCGCAAAATCCGCTTCCTTCACCAGATCATAATACGGCTGCAACGCTTCCCGTTGCGCCGCCTCATCCCCGGCCCGCTTTAATTGCCGCGTGGTTTGCTCCTGTTCCGCCTTCAACGATTCCGCCTTATAATATGCGTTCCGATCCCCAGTTTCGCGGAACTCCTTCATGTAGGCGTCAATCTGCGCCTGCACGCTCTCCGGCGTTTCTGCTGCCTCGTATAGCGCCTCGGAACCGCCGGAAGCGTTTAATTTTTCCGCCCTGTCCTGGGTTGCCAGCCGATTATGTGCGTCCAACCCCGCCTGGAGTTTATCCCCACGGTTCCCTTCGGCTTGCCATTGTTGCAGCACGGGCTGCCAGTATTCCAACGCCCGCCGCGCGCCTTCCTCGTCTCCTTCCGCCTGCAATTCCTGTACGCGCCGGTTCGCCCAATTTGCCACGTCGGGGCGCGTTTCCGTATCGCCCCGCCGGGCATCGGCAATCAAGGCCCGCTGTGCATCAGCATCAAGGTTACGAGTGCGTTCCGCTTCTTCTGCTTGGCGAGCCCCCGCCAGGCCATTACCCACCATTCCACCGGCTACGGCACTTGCGCCAATCTGTTTTGTATCCTCGTTCTGTTCGGTCTCTTGGGTTGCCAATGCGGAAGAAGAGGCCCGCAGTTTCTTGCGGGCCTCATTTTCACGAATCCAGTCATCCAGCCATGAAACGCTGTCCCGTTGGGATCGCTCCATCGTCTTCTGTTTTTGGCGCTGGGCGATTTCCTCCTCGCGCATACGAGTATCCTGTTCAATGAAACTTCGGTCGATAGAGCTCCCGCTGCTTACCGTTTTGCCTTTACGGATATCCTTAGCTTCCTTTTCCGTAACTAGCCCAATTGATAGCAGATAGTCGGCATCAAATTCTTTGCGCCGCGCCATCTCATCACATCCTTATACCCAATATCGCGGATCGGCACTATTGAATCCGAGAGAGTTTTGATAATTCGTGCTGCCTTTATTCGTAGCGGAATCCCGGTTGTTTGCAACGCTTTCGGTATCAACATTAACGCCGATAGCTTTAACCTGCTCCGCAAGCGTGTTCGCGTCCATTCCAGTTAATTTTAGGAAAGTAGCATTACGCGATAAATCAACGCCGGATTGCCAGGCATAAGCGATTGCAGCACGTAATGCCTTCTTCTTATCGGCAGTCTTCGCTTCAGCAATATGGTTGGCCGCCGTTCTCGCGATAGCCTCGGCAGAAGCTCGAGGGTCTGGCGTAAGGCTACTAGTAACTACGGCATCGCTTCTTGTTTGATCTCCGCTTCCGCTCGTATACCCGCCACTCCCGCCGCTGCTACCGCTACTCTTGAGCTGTTTCTGGTATAGCTTCATCTGCATCTCGTGCGCTTCCTGGGCCCGCTTCTCCGCCAGCGCCGCCTGTTCCCGTTCCCATTGCCGTTGCTCTTCCTCAATTTGCAGCTGCCGGGCCTCCATCATCGCCTCATATTCCTTGTCATAGAGCGCGGCCTGCTTATCCGCAATCTGCGCCTTCGCGTCCCGTTTCGCCTGGGCGATTCCCCGGTTATACTCGTCCAGTTGATTGCGCAAATTATTAAGGTTACTGCCCCGTTGAGACAGGTAATCAGACCAGGCATTTGCATTCAGCACCTCGCCATAGCCAGTGTTGCCGAACCCGTATTCTGCCCGCTTCTCTCCCTGTACGCCATAGGGATTCACGTAGCTATCGTATTCCCGGCGCAGAGCCGTCCCCGTATTGGCTGCGGCTTTATTCGCATCCTTTTTATTGACGTTATATTCCGCGATCGTATCATCCCGGGCCGCGTTAATGCTCGTCGCATACGCCTGTGCCTGCTTGTTCGCCAATTCCTGGGCCTTCGCGGCAATCTGATCCGGGGTCATGCTCGCATAATTGGTTGTCGTTTTTTTCTTCGTGGTCGTTACACTAGCCAATCGCATTCCCTCCATTCGTAGTTTCCAGCGCCGCTACGCGCACTTCCAGCGCCTCAATCCGGGCCTGCTGCCGCTTCACAATGCTCACCAGGGCCGAGGTAATCTCGCCGTAGCGTACGTTGTCGCATTGCACCGTGCCGTCCTCCAAGGTCGTGCGATCCACGAACTGGGGCGCTACCTCCATTACTTCCTCGGCGATAAAGCCGTTGCGCGTTACACCTGGGGCGTCCAGCTTAAACTCGAAGCGCACCGGGCGCATTTGCAGCACCGCATCTGCTTCTGCGTCCGGCAGGTTCGCGATGTTTCGCTTGAACCGTCGGGACGAGCCGGAGGTACGGCGCAACGCGCCGTCGGCATCAAATATCGCATTGGGCGCAGAGGTTGCCGCTTCGCTTGCCCAGTATCCAGACTTTAACGTACTAGTACCCACATTGGGTAAGGTAAGCCCTACGTTTGCTACGAAAACACCGTTGGACAGCTGGAAGGTGGCGTCCGACGTTTCCGTCGAACCGTCATTATGGAAATAGATGCGCTTGCCGATGGATAGGGTTCCGGTAGACGTCACAGTGGGCACATACTGCGCGCCGGCAGCATCGCCAAAGGCATTTTTCCGCGCCGCGCCGCCTAAGGTATCCGCATCGCCGCCGCTTGCCGGTAACGCTGTGGGGAAGTCGGTAATCTGCTCCTTCGTATGGGTATGCGCTGCTTCCGCAAAATCGGCGGCGTGTTTGTCGTCCACGGTATCCGCGTTTCCCCCATCCGCAGGCATCGCGGCGGGGAAATCCGTAATCTGCGCCTTGGTGTGGTCATGAACCGCCTGGGCAAAATAAGAGGCCGGGTGTCCTTCCAGCAAAGCGGCATTGTCCGTGCCGGGCAACGTGGGTATTCCTGCGTATATCTCTGCCAGGCTCTTGCCTTCCAGCGTATCCGCGTCCCCGCCATCCGCAGGCATAGCCGCTGGAAAGTCGGTAATCTGCGCCTTGGCGTGGGTGTGAACCGCCTGGGCAAAATCGGCGGCGTGCTGATTGTCTACCGTGTCGGCGTTGCCTCCATCCGCTGGAAGCGTAAGCGGGAAATCAGTAATTTCCACCTTAACGTGCGTGTGCGATACTGGCGCAACCGCATCCAATACGGTGTTGAATTTTTGAATAATTAGCTTAGAAAGCGCGTCGAACCGCTGTTGCAGTTGTTTCCAGGTCATGCCCTGCCCGCCGGAACGGATAGAATCCGTAGGGCGCTTGGGCAGCTCTTCCACGCTCTTTCCCGCCGTGTCCTCGGTTGTTATTTTGTAATCGTCTAAAGGAGCCATACTCAACCTCCATTCGCTTTCGAGTAGCCAGAGGCATACACTTCGTACACAATGGCATGTATCCCAAACGGGCGGTTCAGAACATCCGAATACACCATGCAGGTGATCCGCTCAAACTTCTTTTCCTTAGGCTTGAAATATGCCGTTGTAACATCCGATGTGTCGAAAACATAATCCGCAAAATCCGTGTCGCCCCAGGTGAATATGCCAGTGCTAGCCTGCAATGTATCCTTGTATGGGGTTCGCTCCGTTTTTGTGCGAATCTTTACCACGCCATGGCTATGGGTTTTCATGTCCACCTTTGCGCCGCGCCGGTTGGTTCGCTTGAACCGGTTCGGCAGCCCGCAATCATCGTATGGCAATACCCAGCAGGAGAAGATGGGACGCCCGTCGTTGTTGTATGCCTCGCTTCGCAGCTCGGTCTCGTCATCTTCCCGCATGTCCGTATTGTATTGATAAATGTACCCCTGCGGGGTGCCAAAGTAGAGCCTGCCGCCCTGCGACGCGATAACGGTAGCGGGCAGCGGCTCGCCGTCCCCATCCCAACCGCATACCGTGTCCAGGTAATACCATTCATATTCCATCTTGCCGCTGGATTTCTTGGTGTATGCCTGGCGGCTGTCCGCGAGGTACAGGTGTCCGTTTACCAGGCAGCAGAGATATCCCCGCCATTCCTTCATGTAGGCATTCTCTAGCCCCGATTCGTTCACAAGCTTGCCGTCAACCGTAGTAGACCGATGCTCGATAACCCGTTCGGAGTTATAGTCCATTTTCCCCACTGCTTCCAGGCCGTAGGGGGAAAGGAATACCGGATCGTCCCGGAAGTTCAAGTGCCCGAAGGGGGCAATACACCCCACGCCCGCCAAGGTGGATGATGCGGGATACGCCTTGGGGTGCAAATCCTCGCCGGTATCCATTTCTTCCAGGTAAAATACCGTGGCATCCGAGCCGTCGTTGCGCTTATATAGGGCGAGCTTGGAGCCGATGATTTCCAAGCCGGTAATCCCTGTCGATGCAGCGCCCGCAGTGTAGTAGGCGCTTGCGGACACGTAAGAGGCGTCGTTTGCCTGGGTATGGTAGTATTGGTTTGGCGCATCGGGGTTCCCGGCAAAGAAGATGCGGTTATCGTATACCGCGGCAATCGTACACTTGTCGATTGCCCCATCGGTGTGTACCGGCATCGTTTGCGCAAATTGGATGGTTAGTTCCGCCTCTCCGGGGAACGCGGGAGCAGCCGGAGCAGTGGCGAAGGTTACGGTCTGTTTATTCTTGGCACGATTCACGGTAAAATCCGTACCTTCCGTTAGTTCCGTATCCAGGTGCCAGGCCTTTACCGTCGCGGCGTCCAGCGGCACGGTCGGGTCGCTGGATACCAGTTGAAAGGTCTTTTTACTCCCGTCGCAGATAAAAGTATTCTTTCGCCAGGGGGTTAGTACGTTTAAGGGCTGGAACGCAACCCCCCCGCCACCTTCCACCGGAATATCCCGATAGGTGAGGGGGATCGTCGGGTTATCGTCCCGCACCGCAACCACCTTGTTTTCGTCCCATTTGTACTTCAAATAGGTTCGCCCGTCGTGGATATAATAGTCGCCGTCAAACGGCGTTACCCGGGATAGCGTCGTATTCATCCCGCTCCGCAGCCGTTTACTGCCCTTAAAATACGGGTAATTCCACCAATATAACCGGTCTCCGGTATGCACCAAGAATCGCACCTGCTCAACCTGTTCCTGTTCGGCTATCTTAATACTGCGCTCGCCCTCTGTACTAGTAAAGGCATATACCACATACCAATATCCGTCTGGGTTTTGCCCGTATTGCATAAAATCTCCGGTACCCTGTTCCGCTTCAACGATATTGCTCGATAGTTTGCTCAATTCGTCGCGAACGCGTCCATGCTCCTGAATTGCCAGGTTCCCAGCGGAGGAAGTAAACATGAACAGAATATACGCCGCATCCCGCGTCCAGGCTAGTTCGCCACCGTTGCCGAAATTGGTAATCTCCGTAGACTTGGAAAATAGCGTATAGGTGTTGTTTTGCAGATCGTATACGTGGATTTTGCTTTCGGTGTCGCTATATCCAGCCAAGTAGCGCCCGGTAGAATCAAAGGCGAGCGCCCGGAGGTTTACATCCGTCAAAGGCTGTATGATATCGGGATTATAAGCGTCGCCGTCCCATTTATAAAACTGAATCCCGGAAACTGTATTCACCGCAAATGCTTCCGGCCCGGCGTTTACAATGGATTTATCGCTTTTCAATATGCCGCTTGATTCCAAGGTGGAGATCGAGAGCGCGGAAACGTCCAGGTATCGCAACTGTGCGCCTACGCCGAACAGTACTGAGTAACCGTCCGGGGTTATTGCGAGCGAGAGCGTATCCGTGGTATAGCCCGTGATATCCGGAACCGGCAGTTCCTGCTCGGCAACAATTTGTCCGCCTTCCAGTTTGGCCAGATAGATATACAGGCCGTTATTGTCGTACAGGACGGCCAATGTCGCCCCGTATTCGCTGGAAGCCGCCGCGCATACGCAATCCGTAGTCGGAAGGGTCTTTGTCCCCACAAGCGTATATGCGCCGTCCGTATACTGCGTAAACTCAATTCCCGTGGCCGCGCCGTCCGCTTTCCAGGCAAACATGTATTTGAAATCCGGGGTAAAATAAAGGCTGCCGTCAATGGAAGCCCCGCTAACCCGGATGGTATTGCTCGATTCGTGGAACTTTTCCGGGTTCCCGCCCCTGGTAATGGGGTGTATCCCCCAAATATCGTCCGCGAACTTCGCCAACTTGCGATACCCAGGAAAGGTTTCCACTGCTTGCCCATCCCCGGAAGTATAATCCTTGTATACATTGAGCGCATAAGGGGAGCGTGAGGGGAGTACGTGGGTTGGCGCGGAAGTGAAGTCTACCCCGCGAAAATTCGTAAACTCCCGCAGGATCGTACTGGGGTTCGTAACCGCCTCTTCCCGATAACTAGCCATATATGTTTTCCACCTCTTCAAAGCAGCCCTTAATCGCCATCCGTTCCCGCTCAAACTCATACTTATTAACGAAGTTAGCCGCCATAGATGGGTTTTCTTCCGTCGCCAGCCGCCCAGCAACCCCATAGGGGAGCAGCAGACGCACGACAATTCCCTCGTAGGGCACCTCATCGGTTAGCGCTGTTAAGAAGGGCACCTCCGGCAACGGTTCTTTGCCAGCCCATTCCCGGAGCCCGTTATTCAGCTCGTAGGTTTCCTGTAGGAATAGGTTCAGAATTGGAAGGAACCCTGGGTAATCATCCTTTTCACTAGCTTCTGCGAACATTAACGCAAGCACGATATCAAAAATCGCGTCCGCCGTCATTCTACATGCCTCCCATCTCCGGCACGGGCATCGCTTCTGGGGCCGCTTCCCCGCCCGGCACGCCCGCCATCTGGGCCGCCATCAGGGCCTGCTGTTGTGCAGCCGCTTCCGCCTGCTGCCGTTTCAGCGCCGCCAACAATTGGTTCTTGTTGCGAACATAGGAATCCGGGATGTTCTCGAGGTACAGCACGGGATCCGTAACGAGCCCGCGCTCAAACATGTTATCCAGGGTTTGCACCTGAGCCACTTCGGAGAAATAGGTGCCGGCCCCTACATCCACCTGCACGTTAAGTACATGATTCCGCAGCGTGCCGAAATCAAACTCGGCCATAACCTCGTTCCCGGCGTCATCCGTAGTTACAACCGTGCGCACCCCGTAATCCGTCGCCATGATGTCCAGAAATACCCGCACATAATCCTCTACAAACTGATAGAATGCCGTGCGCTGCAACTCCAGGGGAATAGCCGTAGCCTTTTGCACGGAAATAATCGCCGTAGCGTTCTCCGGTCGAATATTACCGAGCGCCGCGTCCGACGCGCCCATAAGCTCGGTTGTCTGCGTAATCAGGGATTGCAGCAGGTTCATGGTACCGCCGCCTACCTGTTGCCCCTCGATGGGTGCGGCAATCGCATTGGTAGGGTCTCCATTCACCCGGATTGCGCCAATCTGGTTGCTCCAATGGTCTAGCTTCGTTCCGTCGTACACAATCTTAGGGAATGCCATGTCGATCGTGGCCTTGCTGGCCATCGCAAACATTTTGTTGATGATGATCTGATTCGGAATCAGCTCTGTAATTGCCGCCTGGCCGTGGTAGCTGTGCGCCACCGGAGACCAGGATTGATAGGAGAGGGGATATAGTCGGTATCCGGTATCCGTGGGCTTCTTAACCGTCACCTTCTCGGTGCATTTCGTGTACCATATCGTGCCGTTATGCCGGTAATACTTGGTCAGCACCACCACGCAATCCTGGCCGCTGATCGGGTCTTCCTCATCGTAGCCGTCACGATCCGGCGTAATCTGCATCACATCTTCTTCTGGCAGCCCGTTTTCAATCGCCATGTCCCGGGCAGCCTGTAACATCATTGGCTGCACGATAATGATATAGGGCTGTTCCTGCACCTCGGCAACGAAGGGATTGCCGAACAGTACATTCAGATTGTCGATCAGTTCAACCCGAATTAACCCTGTAGCCGCCTGTCCCGTCGGCGCGTTTGGGTCAAAATATGCGTGTAGACATACATCGCCGTCAATGCCCATGTTACGAATCGCGTCGCGGTGCTTGGTACGGATATTGTTTGCTTCGATCACATTTTGTACTTCCTGCTCCGCCAGCTTTAAGCCCTGCTCTACTTCTCCCTGATACAGTGCATTAACGGGCCGGATGGATACAATCGTGTTATCCGATACCAACATCGCGATAAAATAGGACACCACCCGTTTCATGATATTGAAAACGGGCTTATCCAGATTCGGCGCGTTCACGCCCTTCCATTGGAACCCGTTATAAAAATCCCGGTTGCGGTGTACGTTCGTTTGCAGGTTCACGGATGCGTTATAATCCAGGCCCGTTTGATACTCGTCCCAAATGGATTTCGGATCAAGCCTAATTTTACTCTTTCCCATCGTCTTGCACCGTCCCATCATAAGCCATGAGGTTCGCCCATTGCTCCTCTAGTAGCCTTTGCCGTTTTTGTTCTTCCGTTCCTTTCTCCGTCTTTTCCGCAGGCAATGGCGTTTCAGGCTCCTTGTTGCATGTTTCCAGCTCCGCAATGCGGCTAGCGTTCGTCATGCTTTTTTGGCGTTCACGTAATTGGAGCCCAGCACAAGCGGCAAGAGCCCCCATTGCCCCGCCCAAAACGGAAACCAAAAATCCAAAAATCACTTCCATCCAGATACCCCCTAATAAACGTTATCCCGCCCGTAATTCACGAACGCATCCTCGTCCGATTCTTCCGGCGCAAACGGGTCTTCAACCGGAATCGGCTCCGCCTTCTGGCGCCAGGCTACCGCGAAATAGCGCAGCGCGTCCGGCGCATGCGTGATGTTGTGCGGCTCCGTGGCCACATCCGAGGTTCGCTTCGTATCGTATTGCAACAAAGGCAAGCATTTGATGAGCGTCGTGCAGTTCGCAAAGATATGTAGCGCGGGCGCCCCGTTAGCATCCGGTTTCAGCAGCTCCTTCAAGGCCATCCAGCCCGCCTCGCGGTTATTGCTAGACTTTGCAAATGGCACGCCCGCCGCCGCAAACATGTATGCTTTGTTCCTGCCGCTCTCCTGGCTCCTGCCCCATAGGTCGGGCGGGGCCAGCGTAACGAATACCTTCTCCTGGGTATGGGATAGGATTTTCGACGCCGCTGTGGATATCGGCAGGTCTGGCTCGCAAAGCTCCCGGAAAACATAAGCATGCTCAAACTCGTCTACGGCAATCCATAGGCATGCCAGCATATCCAGGCCATAATCGAGCGCCCGGTATACCCGCCAGTGCGACGGGATGGGGAAGGGGTCTATAACATGGATGTTCCGGGAGAACTCCGTAAAGTATTGTCCCTCGAATACATCCCATTCGCCGTATAGCATCGCCCGTCTCCGCGCCTCCGGCAGCGTTTCCAGGTCCTTCACATACCTGGGGTTGTTGGTCATGATGAAGGCATTATCATAAACGTTCGCCTGGATAAAACGATAATCGCTCGGATCCTCGGCTTCCCGGTACTCTCGATCTACAAATAGGCGTTTCACCCAGGCATGCCCTACGCCGCCGGGGTTGCAGGTGAAATACATCCGGGGCTGGAACGGCTCAGTCATCTGCCCATTGGAACGGTTGCACTCCATCAGCGCCTTAAACTGGAACTCGGTAAAATGCGTAGCTTCCTCCATGAAAATCACTTCGTAAGCCTGGCCTTGGTATTGCAGAACATCGGATTCCGCGTCGCAATACCCTAATTTGATACGGCTTCCGTTGGGAAACAGGAAAGCCTTATCCATTTCCTTGTATTTTGCAATGCCTTTCAGTTCCTTTTGCAGCGGCAATAAATGGTTTTCCCGTAGCTCTGGCATGCTTCGGCGCAACAGCAGGATTTGAATACCGGAATATCGCATCGCTAAAAGCTCCGCTTTCTTTCTGGCGGCCCAGCTTTTGCCGCCGGCACGGGCTCCTCCATAGGCGACATAGCGCTCCTTCGCTTTGAAAAATTCAATTTGCTTTGGATATGCGTTAAAATTCAGTACAGCTTCCATGTTGCCCCCTATAGAAAAAGGGCGGGGTTTTTGCCCCCGCCCTTATCCGTTTTCCTTAGGTCGCAGTGCTTACCATCACATCGGATGCGTACATGTCCGCCTTCTCCGCATAAGCCTTGATGACCTGACCGGCAGTCGTGCCGAACTTCGCCGTATAGGGAAGCCGGGTAGAACTGTACCGGGGGTCGGTGCCGTCCACGGTGTAATACATAGTAGCGCTGCCCGTGGTGCAGGAAAGCGTGCACTCGTTTGTCGCGAAGCTGGAGGTCGGGGTAGCTACCTTCTTGGTGGACAACACGCAGGCATACAGGCCGTAAGCCTTCGCGCCCAGCACGAACGCATCATAAAGGTTACGCCCCTCCAGCAGCGCGCCGGAAATGCCCGGAGGATCCTCGTGAATCTTCGCGTCCTTGATCTTATAAGGCAAAATTACCGCGCTCTTATGCCAAATCAGGAAATAGCAATCGGCGGGCAGGTAACTGGTGGGCACCTTGACCACCTTCATACCGTGAATTTCGCCTACAACGCCCTTGCCTAGCGCCTGTTCGCCCAGCTTCTCCAGGCCAAGGAACTCCGGGGAAAGCTTCAGCAACTTGTACATCTCGGCGGTTACCGCGATATACCGGCCCTCGTCAGGAACCTGGTTGTCGTCCAGCGCCTGCGCCCCGTCAGCAATCATTTCCACAATGTTGCTCTTCGTAGGCTTCGCAGACGCGCCGCCGACAGTGCCCGCCATCTGGATATACCGGCCAAAGGCGTACCGGTCTACCATCGGGACGATTTGCTCCTTTTGCTGCAAATTCATCATCTTGCCAGCATTCTTAATCATCATCTGCTCGGTGTTGTTGCCCTTATCAATGGTCAGGCTAAAGCTTTTGTCCTGGCTCATGATGAGGTCTTGCACGGTGTCCTGCATCTCCACCGGAGTGCCGTACCGGTTCCCCGTTGCGGTTCGGTTATAGTCGTTCATGGGCACGGTAGTAGGGGTGTATACCTTAATGCCCTTGACCCCGGTAAACTCGTACTCCTGGGACACCTTGCCCGCAATATAGCTCTCATGGGTAAAGCGGGTTTGAATCTTGTCCGAATACTTGGTTGCTAGGTTAATTGCCATCTAATCGCTCCTTTACGAGTTGAACCCGGCAAGGAACGGGTCTTCCTGCTGTGCGTTGCTTTGCGCTCTTAGTGATCCCGTCGCCTTTTCCGCGTTCTTTTTGTTTTTCTTCGCCGCCTCCGCCTCCTTGCGGGCGGCATCTAGTTCCGCTTGTAATCGCTGCCGGTCATAGGCCGCGTATGCCTCTACCGGGGATGCGCCGTTATGAATCGCATCCATCACCTCCCGGGGCATCTCGAAGTTCGGTTCCCGCGTTTCCGGGTACGTACGTACCAGCGCTTCCCAGGGCGCGTTCTCCGCCTTCTTCCGTTCCGCGGCCGCTTGCTCCGCATGCTCCTTGGCGCTGCGGTTGCGCAGCTCAACGAGCTCCCGGGCCACGGCCTCCGGTGTCCCATCCTCCACGAGACGGCTGATTTCCGCCTCCTGCCGCCGGGCGCGAATTTGCTGAATCGCTTCCTGCCGGGTAACGCCCTGCTCCGCTGCAATCTCGTCCCACAGCCGCAGCTCGTCGCTTTCCCGCAACATCCGTAGCTCTTCCGCTACATGATCGTAGTTCATCCCCTTTTGGGCGAGAATCCGCGCCTCACTCAAGGGGATGTCCATCAACTCGCCGTTGTATTTGATTTGCAGTGTATCTTCTGCAGGGGCATCGCCTTCTCGGCTCTCCGCGTCCTGCTCCTGCTCCGCTTCCTGCTCATCGGCATCTTCCTCCGCGCCCTGTTCCGCCTCCGGCGTGGTTTCCGCCGTATCTGGCGTTTCTACGGGCTCGGCTTCCGTTTCCTCCGGAGCCGTAGCCTCCTCCGCTACACCGTCAAATCCTGCCATAAACTCATCCTGGGCGGCCAGATTGGTTTCATCTGCCATTCCCTATCACTCCTTTTCCCCGCTATGGTCGGCGGGTTTATTGCGTATATAAAGGGCTCCGCATGGGTGAATCCCATGGAAGCCCGTTTATATCCAGGCCGGTAGCTGGGTGTTTTTTATTAAGCTATACGCTTTATATTCCGCCTCATTGCGGCCTCCTTAACCCTGCTACCGGTTAGAGATATTTAGGATCACCCCCTTCAGGGTGTTATATTTTTATTGTCTCTCTCTAGGGGAAAAAACGCACACATAGTCGGGTATAGGGGCGGGGAGTCAAAAGACGGTGTGGGTACCCCCTACCCCCATGCCGGGGTACTTAGCATACTACCTTGCCCCTGAATGCGGGCCATATGCGGGGAGCTAGCGGGTAGTGGGCGCATATCCCAGGCGGCTACACGGCCATACCCGGTACCACTGCCCTACACCACTACCCGCCGACCCCATGCGGCGCTACTGCATGCACCGCCTATGCCTAGCATATCCGCACCGACAGGACGGGGGACGGGCGCACAAGCCCGCCGCAGTCCCCGCTACAAGCCGCCTTATAATCCTGCGCCATTGCCCACCTTGGCCCCTGTGGTACTGGCACGGGCGCCACGCACCGCCCTACACGCCAACCATCAGCCCATCACGCGCCAACAACGGCCATCACTGCGCACCGTTGCCGCCGTCTGCCCTGCATATCATGGCTACTCGCCCCAATCCGCCGCGTTGCCCTGGATTATTACCTGCGTGGCCTGATCCACCTTTTCCGTGGGCTTGTCGCCTACCGTATCCCGCAGATATTCCGCCGCCCTGGTGTCGCCGTCCGTGATGGCCTTGTCAATCTGCCTGGCGATAACCGCCGCTTGCACCGTCTGGCAGTCTGGATCGTTGCTATCCTCCCACCGCGCCAGAATTGCCCTATATGCGTCATCGTTGCGCAAGCGTATATTCATCAATGTTTCTGTGACATATTGCATCTTTTTGCGTTCCCTTGCCTTTGCCTGTGCAGCCTTGCCCCCCTTGCTGGATATTGCCTTGCGCTCCTCTGGTGTCCTGTCCCCTAAGCTTACAAGATTGTTAACCCTGTTGCGCTTATTAGGTTTACAATTCGTGCTCCCCTCGTTGCCCTTGTCCTTGCTCTTTTCGCCCTTGTCTTTATCGTTATTCAATAAAATCACCTCCTTGATTCATGGTGTTACGGATTTGTTAAGTTTATATTAAATATTATTAAATAACAAAAGCGCACCGGGAAAAGGAGGGGGGGAGGTGATGCCCGGTGCGCCTATATGGGATTGTGTCCCCGGTAGGGGGATATCGCGCGGGGGCGCGTGGGGTTGCCGGCCCGTGGGCCCCTTGCGACGGTAGCAGTATAACACGGCCCATAGTCTCAAAGTGTGTCAACTTTTGGTTTTGTCAAGGATTATGGGCCCACTTTGGGGCCGTTGACGTTAAAAAACGGCGAAGTACGTAAAAGCCCTATTTCAAGGGATTTTTTCAAAAAAACGAAAAAAGCGTTGACAACAGACGCCATATATGATATCATATAAACAAGCAAAGGGGGAAGGGCAATGGAAATTAAACTGAAGAAGCAAGCGCAAAAATACCTTGATGGCGTTGACGAAAACACGAGAAAGAAGCTTTACAAGGGGCTGGCGCAGCTATCACGGTTGGAAGGAAACATTGTGCCGTTAAAGGGCGAAAAGGGAAAATACCGATACAAGCTTGACCACTATCGCATATTATTTACTAGGGGAAAGGGGGAAACAATAATTACAGTGACCGAGATCAACACCAGGACGAACGTAAAATATTGACGGAGGCGAGATCATGAGAAATAGCGAATTGACCATGCAGGAAATCGAAAAACGCTTTGCCGAAATCGATGCCCGCGAACCAGGGGAAGCATCTCCAGAAGACCTTGCCGCGTTTGCGGCAGCAGATGCGGAAGACCCGGAAGAAGCCATGGACCTAGACGAATACAAGGCGCAACGCGAATACAGCGGTCGGCTAATGGTGCGGATCCCAAAGGACTTGCATAAGGAACTTGCCGAAGCGGCAAAGAGGAACGGCGTAAGCCTAAACCAATACGCAATGTATAAGCTGGCACGATAAACGTAAAAGCCCCGGCAGGGTTGCAGCCCTAACCGAGGCAGACACCCGGGAACAACCACGACGAAGCCCCAAGGATGCGCCCCTATTATAACGCATCCAGCGGGGGAAAGCAAGAAAGGATGCGTTATAATGATCAACAAGTACGGATTGAAAATGAACAACCTCCGCGCCGCCAGCGGCAACACGATCAATTGGATGCCCCGCAGCGGCGGTTATACCCAAATCAGCTACGACCGCGCTACCGGCGTTGTCCTTACCAACGACCATGTTTGTCTGGGGTATAATAGCTGGACAGAGTACCACGACACCGCCATCATCCACGTGTGCAACACCTCCAAGCATATGACCATGCAAGAGCTGGCCGACGCGATCGCCGAGCGTGTCGCCATGCACCATGCAACTTATGGCGCGGAGGTGCTGGCATGAATAACGTATATCAGATCGTAACCGACCGCATTATCGCAGAGATGGAAAAGGGGATCATCCCCTGGGAGCGCCCGTGGACGGGCACGGCAGACGGAGCCTACAGCCGCAGCACCGGCAAGCCTTACAGCCTACTCAACCAGATGTTGCTGGGTAAGCCCGGCGAGTATCTGACCTACAAGCAGGCCACGGACGCGGGCGGGCACGTCAAGAAGGGCGAGAAAGGGCATACCGTCGTATTTTGGAAAATGCTGCGCACGGAGGCTCCCGGCGAGGACGGCGAAAAGGTTGAACGGAGCATCCCCGTCCTGCGCTATTATACCGTTTTCCACGTCGACCAATGCGACGGGATCGCCCCGAAATACAATCGCCCGGTGTCGGCAGTTGCTGCGGAACCCATCGAAGCGGCGGAAACCGTTGTCAGCGGCTACCGCGCCCGATCCGGCGTTAAGATCCAGCACGTGCGGGGGAATAGAGCCTACTATTCCCCGGCGAGCGACCAAATCACATTGCCCATGCGGGATCAATTCCCGGAAATCGCAGAAATGTACTCCACGTTATTGCATGAGCTCGTGCACTCTACGGGCCACGCGTCGCGCCTGAATCGCATTACCCGCCCCGCCGCATTTGGGAGCGAGGACTACAGCAAGGAAGAATTGGTTGCAGAGATGGGGGCCGCAATGCTGATGCACCGTTGCGGGATCGACAAGCCCAAAACCATACGCAATAGCGCCGCTTATCTGCAATCATGGATTCGTGCCCTTAGGAGCGATACCCGGTTGATTGTATCCGCAGCCAGCCGCGCGGAGAAGGCAGCTAACTATATATGCCAAGCCGATTGCGGAGAAGATAATACTTGCAATAACGGCTGATATGTGCAACTATATCCATAACATGACCGCCGTAACAGCCAACACAAGGCAACAATGCCAAGAGGAGGAGAGACTAATGGTCCTAGATCCAATCCGGCGCGCGCTATACTGCATGGGCATCGCCTATTATCTTGTCGGCAGCCAGGACGAGGCCGCTTGGTTAACCCCTGGCAAGCTTGACTTGGCGTTCCAACAGCCATGGGAGCGATTGGTTGAGCTCGTCAATACTGCAACACAGTGCCGCCGCATAACCCCGGAGATTGACAAGTGTCTTGGCCTATTATATGACGAGATAATCCTTGACCACATCCAAAATACAAGGTATACCGTAGAGCAGCGCGGCTCATGGTGGCAAGGGTACTACAAGGCACGCTCCCTAGGAGCACTAACGCCCAAAACGATCTCAGAGATCATCCCCGAGGAAGCCAATCAATAGAAGCCATGACACTATAGGACGCCGCAACAATATGACTACATATTGACTACATTATATTCCTGGACACGCCCGGACACGATATCCATCAAGCGCTGAAAAACCCCATAATATGGACATTATACGGGACACAGCCGGACAGACGCGCCCAATTATTTTTGCCATGGCCGCAAGTCTCGGAAGGCCCCTGAAAGCCATAGGTATATGCGAGCGGTGTTTAAAATCCCCTAAATTTAGGCGTTTATAACGCCTATCTTTTTTTGCCTGCATTATTATGTAAACTAATTTCCGCGACATGACCACACGACTGACTACATTTTTTTCGGACTCGCGAATATCTTTCCCAGTTTTTTGGCGTTTCTTTTTGCGGCCGTCGGCGTGATATGCGTATAGACCCCCAGCAGCGTTTTGAGGTCGCTGTGGCCCATCCAAACCATAGCTTGTGCCAAATCTACCCCTGCGTTATATAGCTCCGTCGCGTAATTGTGGCGGAAATAATGCGCGGTTAAGACGGAACCTGTTACCGTTTTCCCCCGTCCGTCATGGGTTAGTATCGCCATCTCCTTATGCGCTATATCCGGGGCAAACTCCCACATAGCCACCATAAGGTTCTCCCAGCGCCGCAGGTATGCGGACGGGTTCAGCGGCTCCCCCGGGGTTTGGCCGTGGATGATAAACTCATCCGGGCCACACTGCGCACGCTCCAAGGCACCGCGCAGCAGCGGCGGAATCGGAATAACGCGATGCGCGGCATCGCTTTTTAATTTGCCTATGCTTTTTCCAGCGCCCATAAAGTCAATATCGTTGCAGATCGTGATTGTACCCGCATCCAGATCAATATCATTCCCCGTGATTGCCAGCGCTTCGCCGCGCCGCGTCCCGGTGCAATACAGCAGCCGCAGCAGCAGCCCATCCGGGTGTGCGTCCATCACATACAAGGCCGCTGCCCGTTCCCGTGGCGTCAATGCACGCCTGCTCTCCGTTTCCTTGAGCGATCGCGGTTTTTGAAGTGCGTCCGCCGGGTTAAACTCTATGTATCCTTGCGCCAGCGCCGTACGGAATAGGCGCCGTAGTGCCATGTATAATTTATCGATCATAGACCGGCTATAGCCCTTTTGTCCGTTAAGCCACTCCTGCAAATCCATTGCGGAGATCGATCGCAGCTGCCGATCGCCGAAGGCCGGGAGTAAGTGCACATTAAATAAATTTTCATAGATGATTTTGCTGGCGTCGGACAGTTCAGGTGCAATAAACGCGCCGTAAAACTGCTCCACGTACGCGCCAAAAAGCATATCTTTCTGGGCTTGCCGTGCATCCCCTGTATATTGTGCTTTGACCTTCGCCCGGTTTGCCTCCAGCTCTGCACGCGTCCGCCCGTAAACCGTCTTAACCACGGCCTTGCCGTCCGCATCGTGCCCCACCGTAACCCTGCCGCTGTATCGCCCATCTGCCCGCATTCCCCTTGGGCGCTTTTCCCCGGGCGCGTACTTTTTCTTGTTTGCCATTTTTCGCAATCCTTTCCGTGCATAGTAGTTATACTACTAACACATTCCCGAAAATATCCCCAAAACAGTTGTAATCATCACATTATTATGCCCTTGCAATCCCGAACGTATGTGCTATAATAACGATGCGGGATGGCTCTAGTAATAAAGTGGAAAAACTGGGAAAACATACCAGGCGCGAACGGGGCTTGCGACCTTGATTCGCTAGAACAAACTGCTATAATTTAACCATAGGATATGTGCACGTTGACGATCAACTAATTAGCTAACGGATTAGGGGGAGAACGGTATGAAACACAGAATTAAGCAGAGCAACCTTGACGGCCTAACCATCCAATTTGTGCTACTCCTAATCGAAAGAATCTCTACAGAAGAGCAACGCCAAGCGCTACATGCGGTTATAGAAAGTTCTTTAGCCAATCAATGATAACTTGCTTCTGTGCTGGCGTTGCACTTTCAAATTTTTGCACGAGAAACCTCTGCGCCTCATCCAACTCCAAATCGTCGTGCATGCCTACATCATACCCTTGCAGCCATAACGCATTTACACCCAAAGCCTCGGCTAATTCTGCCGCCACATCAATTTTCGGCGCTCGCTGTCCCAGTTCATACCTATTTAGGGTTTGGGCCGCAAACCCTGTCCTCTTTTCTAGATCGGCCAACGAATAACCGTTCCGTTGGCGATACTCATACAGTCTTTGAGCAAATGTTGATATCCTTTCCATGTCATCACCTCGTGCCCATCATACACCACCTTATCACCATATGCAACTTTAATTTGCAAAAAACTGTTGACAACATCACCGAATGGTGATAAACTAAAATCACCGAACGGAGATGCAAGCAACAAGGAGGAGGTGTTAATATGAATACTGCAAAGCTGCGCGGACGAATTGCAGAGTATTATGGATCGCAACGCGCCTATTGCCGCGCAACGGGGTGGAAGCCCAATAAACTATGCAAGCTACTAAAGAATAACTATGTGCCAGACGTAAATGAAGTCGCGAATCTGGCCTCAAATTTGCAGCTAACCCCAGATGATGTTATAGATATTTTTTTGCCCAAAAAATCACCGAACGGTGATAAAGAGGAGGCCCCCCGCCATGAGAAGCGAGCGTGAACTAGACTGGGTGGAGCGCTACGGTGAAACCGTAACCAAGGCCCAGGCCGCTAAGATCATGGGCATGTCCTCCAAGACCATTTCCCGCCGGGTAGAAGAAGGCTGCTTCCAGCTGACCAAGGAACCCGGCACCCCGCCCCGCATCTGGACGGACAGCATTGCCAGATACTACGAAACCGGCAAGCCCCAGGGGATCAGCGCCGTTGATAGACTGCCCAACGTCGCGCCCCGCAAGGGGCCAGCCGATTCCGAGTATAAAGCCGCTCGGCGGCCTCGAACCTTGATAACCGCATACCGCCCCGCCGGATCCAGTTTGCCCGGGTGGGCAATGTACCGGCACAATCCCCGGTGGGGATGGCGGGGGGCTATTATGATTTGCGTGTGTTCCTATATCCACCGCTGTAGACAGCGATAGCGATCACTGCGATAAGAATACCGCCCAAGATACTTATATCAATCCAAAACCATGGATCGCCTTGAAAATTTTCCGTGTATGGCAGAGGGGCAGATCCTTCGGCATGCAATGGCGCCCGCGCGGGCGATTGCGTTTGCGCGGGGCTTGGATAAAGCGACGGGGAGGGGCTTGGCGTTGGAGTTGGGCTTGGCGTTGGCGATGGTGATGGAGTAGGGGTAGGTGAAGGTGAAGGCGACGGTGTAACCGTTGGCGTAGCTGTCGCATTCTTATTCTTATGTCTGCGCCAAGTATATCGCGACTGAACTTCCTCTTGCTCTTCCTCTATGCTTTTCACCAAAGCGTCCCACTCTTCGTCGCTCAAGTCGAGATAGGAGGGCCGATCATTGGAATCCACATCGGGAGAATCCCCGCCATAAGGATCCGTATCATCATGGTAATCATAAGGACACACACCGCCCGGATGCTGATGCTCCGGGTACCCGTGATGATAATGGTATTCACCGGTTGCTCGATTGTAATGACCGCCGTTCGCATCCGTCCTGCCGCTGTGCGCTAGCGCAGGAACCGCAAGGTACATCAAAGCAACGATTAGCGCCAATACACTTGCAAGCCTTTTCACGGTATCGCCCCTATTCCTTGTGAGAATTTGGGTTATCGGTTCTCCCGGTTAAAAAATCAAGCGACACGTCGAAGTAGTCCGCGAGGGCACATGTAACTTCCAAAGAAGCCCCGCGTTGCCCGGTTTCCATTTTGCTAACTTGATGGAAGGAAACGCCTAAATGTTCAGCAAGGTTTTGTTGGCTAATTCCTTTATCCTTCCTTAATGCAAGGAGCCGGGATGCAAAAATTTCTTTTTCAAACACAGCACTCACCTCTTGACATTAGACTTATAGTCTAGTATACTGTGTTTAGACTTAAAGTCTAGATCGAGGAGAAAGGAGGACAAATGACGCTTATGCTTCGACAAGAGCGCATTCGGAGAGGGTGGACGCAAGAATATGTTGCAAAACAAACCGGGCTTTCATTGACGGCAATTCAAAAAATCGAAACCGCCCAGCGCAACCCATCCTACCCCGTTCTTGTCAAGTTAGAAGACCTATTTCGCCTATCGCATCGCCAGCTATTCGCAGTAGCGGACGATGCCCCCCAATCCCAAGGCCAGAATAGCACACAAAATATCCAAAATCAACAATAACAGGAGGCGCAATGATGAATGCATGTCAGATGCAACGGATGCGGGCGGCTGATAGCCATTCCAGCACCCGTACCCCGGGCCCCGTGGTATTGCCGGGAATGCGCACCGGAGCACATGCTGGCCGCATACCTAGCCGCCGAGCGATTGCGGCAGCAAGGCTGGCGGCAGCGGGTGCCATCGGGGCCTGTACGGCAGCCGTAGCCATGGCAGGCTGGGCGATCCCCGCCGCGTGGGCGGCCCGGGGCTACCCGGCAGTGGGCGGCGAATGGGCGGCGATCATCGTGGCGGCGGTAGCCGGGTGGTGGGCCGTCGTTGGGAGCGCGGCGCTGGTACTGCGGGTGAGGCGACGGAGAGGAGGCGTGAGGTAAATGTCAGATCGTGTCATCACTATGGACGATATCAAGGCTTGGGGCGCGTGCCCCGATGGAATCAACTATGCACTTGAAGTCTACGGCCCAAACGGGCAGGACACATATCGTAATATCCACGCGCGCCTTATGCGCGACGATCAGCAATCACACGCATATTGGTTATATCGTCACTTGCCCGATAGGACGGACGCGGATCATTCCGTTATGTTTGGGGACAAATGGCCTAAGTTGCGGGACTTTTTGGCGAAAATAGAATCTATACCATGGCTAGATAACCACGGCCCGGAGCCTGTGGGCGACGATATCCGCATGTATGATACGCGGGGCGCAGCCGGGGACGCAGCCTGGTACGCAGCCGGGGACGCAGCCTTGGACGCAGCCTGGGACGCAGCCAGAGACGCAGCCTGGGGCGCAGCCCTATCGGCGGCGTTAATTATCTGCGACGACCTGCCAATCCCCCAGCAACATGTGGATTATATCCGGAGGCGCTGGGCTGTATGGCAAGCTGGCTATGGTGTGGTGTGCGATGTTGACGGCGTACTGTATTGCTACCGCAAATTATAGAAAAGTGACCGCTTTGCCGAGCGGTCACCGGCCCCGGAAGGGGCTACAACTACCAGAACTATTGTACCAGATCAATGAGGGGGAAGTCAAGAAATGAGCAACATCAGCCTTAACGCATTCGCGGCCGCAGTACACCACAACGCAATAGCACATGGTTGGTGGGACGAGGAAAGGCAATTTCCGGAGATCATTGCTCTATGTCATTCCGAGTTGTCAGAAGCCCTTGAGGAATATCGTAACGGCAATGGCGCGATATATTATCCCCTCGGCGCAGACGGAGAACCGAGTGAAAAGCCGGAAGGCATCGGCGTTGAATTGGCAGATTGCATAATACGCATATTGGACTACTGCGCCGCACAGGAAATTGATATCGAGAACCTATTAGAAACGAAACATAACTACAATCGTACCCGGCCGTACCGGCACGGTGGAAAGAAAGCGTAAGGAGGCGCAAAATGTATATCTGCGAAGAAGGCCACGTGTTTGACGAACCTGTCATTACCCGCGACTATCACGGCGACTACGATGCGGTCCCGGAAACCTATGAGGCCTGCCCCAAATGCCGTGGCGGCTTCGAGGAAGCGGATATCTGCCCACAGTGCAACAAGGTTGTCCCAGAAATGGATATGCAGCATGGCCTTTGCCCGGAGTGCTATAGCGCCGCGCTAAAACGATCCCGGGAACTGCTACAAGGCGGGCTGCATCCCGCGGCCTGGGAGGCCGTCGAAGAGATATTTGATGAGGCCGTATGATGTTAACGTTCGACGAAATGGCCCATGAATATAAGCTCGACGGGCGCGCCTTGCCCAGCGTTACCCACATCTGCCGCTACCTGTCCGTGGATATCGACAAAAGCCGCCCGTGGCTACGGGATATGGCCGCCAACCGGGGCACCCGCGTACATGCATACTGCGAGATTATCGACTACGACGGCCCGGAAGGGTTACGGGTTGAGCCGGATTGCATCGGCTATGTGCAGGCATATCTGGCCTTCCGGCGGGATTATCGCATCAAGGGGTGGTTGGCGGTGGAACGGCCCATCGCTTCCGCGTCCCTTGGCGTAGCGGGCACTCCAGACCGCATCGGTTACGTGGATAACGTAATGACCATCGTCGACCTAAAAACCACCCATAAGGCGGCAAAGGACATGCTCGCCGCCCAGCTTAACGGTTATCGGGCGATCCTGGCAGCGCCTGACGCAAATTATCACGCGCCGGAACCGATTGCGCAAATGCTGGGGCTGCAACTGCGAAAAAACGGCACATACCGCGTAATCCAAGCCCCAGCGTCCTCCATATTTGAAACCCTGCACACCATCGAAAAAGAAAGGATGTTGCTGAATGCCAAATGAGTTAATCGCCCTGCCCAGCGGCGCAACGATCGAGGAATACAGGGGCCAATACCTCATTCACGCCCCCGGCGGGAACGCCATCGAGCTGAAGCGGAACGTACACTTCGGCAAACCCAATAAGCGGCTAAAACAGCCGATCCTCTTAAAGGGCGGAGCGGAGCACATCCGCATCCAATACGGCGTTTTCGACCGCTACGAACTAATGAATGCCATTGAGGACCCGGAGAGCGGCTTTTTCTTCTACCGTTTTAAGTGCTCCCTTGTTAAGCTAAACCCCGCAGACGGAAAGGAATACGTCGTCACCGAGGGCTACGGCAGCGCAAACAGCCGGGAAGCCAGCGGCGGCAACGCTTCCGGATTCGACCTGGCGAACCAACGTCTAAAAATCGCGGAGAAACGGGCCATGGTGGACGCGGTTATCAAGATGGCGGGGCTCTCTACCGTCTTCACCCAAGATATCGAAAACGATGATTTCATGGAAAAATCCGAGGTGTTAACAACTTCTTCACCGGATTCTCCCATCACCGCCGCCCAGCGCAAGCGCATCTTCGCCATTGCACAAAGCGTGGGGCTAAGCACAGAGCAAACTCGTACCTGGCTTACGGCCCGGGGATATGCAAAAACATCCGCCATAACCCAAGGTGTATACGATCAACTATGCAGCGAATTGGAGGCGAGCGCTCAATGATAACCGGTACCAGGGACGGCTTTTGGCTGGTTTCGGGGCGTGCCACGCGGGACGGAGAATTGCGTATGGTTGGCGCAGACAAAAACAAACCTCTCTGCAAAATAGGTGTGGCCGCTGGAAAAAACCAGGATACCACCACCATCTTTGCCGACGTCGTGGGCTGGGACGCGCTCGCCTATGAATTGGCAACCGTGCGTAAGGGCGACGCGGTATTTGCCGTTTGTCGGGCCAACAGCCGGGAATATAACGGCAAGACCTATACGGATTATGTTGCGGAATATGCCCATACAATCGGCGCAAGCACCCAATACGATCCCGCAGCCGCCGCAGCTACGGCGCATGTTTCACCAGCACCGGGGCTAGCCCCCATAGATGACGACAACGAAGACCTCCCATTTTAATTTAACGGCAGTGCCCGGGCGGAGCAATCCGCCCGGAATCCATCGGAAGGAGGAATAACATGGCCTGGTTCGAGCTGCATCAAACCCTATCCCGGCACCAGAAGACGCTGCGCCTGGCAACGCTGTTGCGCATAGAACGCCGAGAGGCGGTAGGGCTATTGGTAGATTTATGGTCTTGGGCGCTCGACAACGCGCACCGCGACGGCACATTAAACGTGTACGAAAGCGAAATTGCCGTCGCCTTGGATTGGCCCGTCCGCCGCGCGAACGTGCTCGTTAACGCTCTTGTAGAATCAGGATACCTCGACGAAAAAGACGGCAAGTATTGCATCCATGAATGGGGCGAATATACCGGGCGCTTGCAGGACAAACGCGCGGAAGATGCGCGGCGGCAGCGGGAATCTCGGGCACGGCGGCAACAGCGCGAAGGTGTGACATCCGCCGAAACCGCCGCAAATCGTCATGCAATCGAAGGCGATATTACGCCGGATTGCGCTGGCGATAATTGTCAAAATGTCACACTGAAAAAGTGTGACGGTCACAGTGACATCCGCGTGACGTCCGACCGTAACCGTACCTTAACCGTACCTAACCTAAGAACGGAAGAAGACGAAGAAGAAACGCGCGCGCGCGTGAGGGAGAACCCGGAGGCCGAAGGGGACGCTGGGCGCGGGGAGGAACCGCCGCCCATGCCGTGCGATCCGGATATGGCCCGGGTGGTGCAGCACTACGAGCGGGAGATGGGGCGCATGCTCACCCCTGCCCAGTTGGAGAGCATCTCCGCTCGGCTAACGGATACCCCAGCAGACCTAATCTGCGAGGCGGTCAACGAGGCGGTGCGCCACGACGCCCGCTCCATGGCCTACGTGGATACCGTCCTGGCCAACTGGGCAGCCGACGGCGTTGCCGATATACAAACGCTGGCCTTGCGGCGGGAAGAAATAGCGAAGCGCAAGAAGGGAGGTGCGCGGAGTGGAGCAGATCGACCTGGCCCGGATACGGGCGGCTCTCAGCTCTACGGAGAATACTACTGACCTCGATTTGGCCGAATACGAACGCCAACAGCGGGAACGGCTTGCCCAGCTGGCCCAAGAGCACGAGAAACAAAACGCCGCGTTCCTCACCGCCGCCGCCCTCGAACGCAGCGGTATGGCTCGGGCCGTACAGCGCATGACCTTCGCCAACTTCTCCGTCAATTCTGCACTGCAACGGGCACTGAAGCACAAGGCCGAAGCCTACGTCGCCAACCACGAGGGCCGTTGGTTCTTCGTCGGTGGACAGTCAGGTTCGGGCAAATCGCATATCTGCACCGCGATCGTCGGGGGGCTGTCCGCTCGCGGAAAGCGCTGCCAGTATATGGCATGGCGCGAGGAGTACCCCCGCTTTGCCGGGCTGCTCAATACACCGGACTATTCCCGGGAGCTGAACGCGGCCAAGCGCGTAGAGGTGTTATACATCGACGACCTGTTTAAGCGAGCCGGCATGGATAACGGCGTGCCCACAGACGGAGAAATCAAGCTGGCTTACGAATTGCTTAACCACCGGGCCCTAAATTGCCTGCCCACGATTATCTCCACGGAGTACACCCAGGATCAGCTCATCGCGATCGACGAGGCGACGGGCGGACGCATCGCCGAAATGGCAAAGGGCTATGCCATCAGCATCAGCAAAGACCGGTCAAAAAACTACCGGCTCGCCGGGCCGCCATGAGCATTGCCGCGTAAGCGTCGTTTCCTTGAGCAATTAACCTAGAAAAACAAACCTAGCCATCGCGGAGGGATAATCATATGCCCAACACGTCAGAGTTTTATTTTCTAAGCGTGTTCATTAACAAACTAGACCGCAAAATGCATCCTAGCGCAATCCACAACCACGGCCCACGAAATCGCAAGTATATATACCCCAATTGGAGGTGTTAAACGTGGCAACAAAGCAATTGTCCATGCTCCCCGACCATCCCCCCGCCGTCGTTGTGCGGCACGGAAACGCCGTCGAGCGGCAGGCGAAAACGGACACCCGTAGGGAAAGCTATGCGGCTATCAAGGGCGTGGCCGCCAAACGCCGCCGCCTCATCCTGGATATCGTGGCCGTCGCGATGAAGCCCTTGCAGGTGGACGACGTAGTAAAAGCCCTGGTTAGGATGCGCGAAATACCGGCGTTTGATCGCAATGCCGCGGCGCCACGGATGACCGAACTTGAAAAGGCCGGTTTTCTAGAGGTCGTCGGCACCTCATGGTGCAAACGCACCAAGCGCAATGTTAAGGAGTACGCCATCACGGAGCAGGGGAGGAGGTTAATCCATGGGTCGCATGAGCCGAGAAAAGGGCAAGCGCGGTGAGCGGGAGTTCGCCGCCATCTGCCGGGCCAATGGCTATGACGGAAAGCGCGGCGTGCAGTACCACGGCGGCCCGGATTCCCCGGACGTAACCGGCCTGCCCGGCATCCACCTGGAGGTCAAGCGCACGGAACGGCTGGAGCTATACGGGGCCATGGCCCAGGCCGTTGCCGACGCAGACCCCAACGAATTGCCCGCAGTCGCTCACCGCCGCAACAATTGCGGCTGGCTCATCATCATGCGGGCGGACGATTGGTTCCAGCTCTTCCGGGAATGGGAGGCGGGGCAATGAACTACCCATACGAAGAAACAGAACTACTGCGACGGGTCGACGCCTCCATCTGTTTTCACTGCTTTCGCGCCTTCGGCCCTCGGGAACGGCAATGCTGTTGGGCACGGAATTTCCGCCCGGTGCCGGGCTGGGAGGCGGAGCAAACCCAGGTTGGTAAGGATGGTAAGGACATCCCCAGCTACCGCGTCGCCCGGTGCCCCCAGTTTTTGATGGATCCCAAAGACCCGCTGCCGATGATTTACCGCCGCACGCAATCCAGCTCCGCCCACCTATACGCCGGGCAACCACCCATAGTTGTGCCCATTGCCGGGGAGGCAGAAAGGAGATAGCATGAGCATACATGACATTATTCGTGAAAAAACTTGGAGGGAAGTAGTTTGATTAAGATAGAAAATACTCATGTTGATAATATTGTAAGAGCAGTTTATTCCGCTCGTAATGCCATGAATAGCTGGGATAGATCAGATAGCGATTGGAAAACTGATTCTCTTGGCAAAAACGATTTGGTTTTGGCAAAGTCACTTTCCAAAGCTGGCTCAGACCACGGTAAGTTCCTGAGAATGATTAACGTAACGGTTGACATTACTGCTCCACTGTACTGGTGGAAAGAGCATGACCAGTACAAGGTTGGGACTACTACAAATAGTTGTAGT